GTTGAGGTGACCGTCAACTTCGAGTACGAGAACTACTATTTTGCATTAGGTAGGAGCACGTCTGAGGTTGCGGATGCAGTTGAGCTTCTGACCGGGGTTCGACCACCGGATCAGGTAACGTCCGACCTATTCGACGGGTACCACGGTAAGATGGAAGATCAGAAGAACAATTCGGTGCCGGTATCCAAGACATCACCGAACCCGATGACGCCTATGCCGGAGACCACCACCCCACAAGTGGTATTGGGACCAGGGAACATTGTGCCACCCAATCTCAGACCCCCGTCTGAGATTGAGGATGATATAGAAACCGTTCGTGGTGAGCTTACGGAAATCTCCACACAAACAGCGAGTGGATCAACCCCGGAGCAGGATGCCAGGAAGACTGCATTGAACAATAAACTAGAGGCTCTCAACGCAGAACTCAACCAGTCTGTGGCTGTGGTTTCTGAGCGGCAGAAGACCGAGCAAGCAGCACCGGCTACCCAGAGTGCTGTGGAAAACACCAAGAAGCAGATGGCCGCCGCTGATGCTGGTACACCAGAACAAACGATGCCGAACCCGTCTAATTTAATAGTTAATGGAAGGAACAGGGACCAGTGGCAAGATATTCATAACAGGGCAACAGTCATGCACGCTAAACTAAATGCCGAAGCAGACTCTTATAGGGAATCCATAGAAGAACTGGAGAGGAATGGTGGGGCATTATCGGATATAATAGCCATACGTGAGTTGGAGATTCAAGCACGCCAAGGAGCCAATGACCAAGCTGAATTAAAGAGACTCGCAACGGAATCAGTAATAGAAATAGACGAAACAGAAAACCGCCCATTTAGACCGTTGTAATTATGGCAAGAGGAATCCGAACAAAATTCACCCCGCAGAATCCAGAGAAGTATGATGGATTATTCCCCATTGTGGCAAAGTCCTCGTGGGAGCTTGAGTTCATGCGGTATTGTGATAACCACCCGGACGTACTCAAGTGGTCATATGAGCCTGTAAAGATTCCATACAACAACCCAACCAAAGCCAACAAGACGCAATCGCTTTACCTACCGGACTTCCTAGTGACGTTCGTACAGAAGGGCGGGCAGACTACTACCAAACTGATAGAGATCAAACCACTACATGAGGCTGACCAAGGATTCGCCCGCAACTCAAACGATGCCGTTGCAAAGATGCAGAACGATGCCAAGTGGGCAGCCGCCCAGGCGTGGGCAATGCGTAGGGGTATTGACTTTTCTATAATGACCGAAGCCGACCTGTTTGCCGGTGGTGCCAATAAGAAACCCAGGCAAAACCCGATCCGGGCAGCGGTTCCAGCCACGGTTAAAGACCTGAAGCCGAAGGTTTACAAGAAGCGTGGCGGATCAAAACTAGCAAAAACAATGGGAAAGAGTAGTAAAAGACCAACTAGTAGGCTAAGTAAGGTTAGGAGTGGAGTTTCCAGTAAAGTTCGGAAATCCCCGAGGATTAAGAAAACATGAGTATCAACAAGACAATAGCTGAAAGTCTTGGGATGGAAATCCCGGAAGAGGACGAAGTGGACCACTCTCTCGTAGAGATAGCCCCCCATGAAGTCCCTGAGCCGGTTGAAAATCCAAACCTCCCCAGTCTGGCAGACGAGGATCGTCGTATGCTAGAGGGTGAGAAGCAGCTTGAAAATCTCATCAAGTTGGGGATGAATACATTCACCGACCTCGATGACAAACGTGCCGACATCGACCCGAAGTATCTGAGTAGGCACATAGAAACGTCCGCCCAGGTATTCAGCCTTACTCTGGATGCCGTTAAGCACAAGACAAATTTACAGCTCAAGAAGAAAAAGCAGAAGCTGGATGAGGCTGGGTTTGAGGGTAACACCGGTAAGTCCGGTGATACAAATAACAATTTCTTCGTCGGCTCCAGGGAGGATTTGCGCAAGCTAATCAACTCCGGTGGGCAGGCGGAATCAGAAGCAACTCCACCGGTGCAGGATATGCAGGGTGTTCAAGAGTCGGATTCTGATAAATAAAGGGATACTGTGGAGAAGAACCATGCATAAGAGTTTACGATCAATCCTGGCTGAAAGTGATCAGGAATTTACTTACTGGGTCAAATCGACTTATAACCTTCATGATCCTGAGACCATGGACCAGATTCGGCTTGCCATGCTGCCGTATGACCTCCGTGCAATCGAGAAGGGTGCATACAAGCCAATCGGTGCTGGAAACAAGGATTTCCCCAATGTTCCGAATTCTCCCTCGTATGCAGTAAAGGTTACCCTGGGTCTTGAGCCGCCCGAGGACAATGACGCATTACAGAAAGTTGCTCTGTTCACCCGCATCTTCGACGAGCATCTCCTCGTTCATAAGGATGGCGTGGACCCGCACAAAGAACTCGAAGTTGATGATGACGGCGAATACAAGAACTTGGCGCAGTCCGCCAAGGATTTCTCATCTTCCCTGGACGACATCGTTGATGGTGCTCAGGATGAAGTCGGTGAGAAGCGCATTGGTGCATTCCTGAAAGACCTTGAAGCCCAGCTCAAGAAAGAGCGTGAGGCTGTCCGTCAGATCACCCCGAAACTCAAAGAATCTTTCGTAACCTCCCACATGGCACTGAACCACTTGAGCCCAGGGTGGAAGCGTGGTTTCTACGTAGTAGAGCGTGCCCAGGCAGACCATGGTACCATGAAGGTCTCCGGTCCGTTTGAAAAGCAGCCAACCAATTATGAGTTTGTTGCTGACCTCGTAGTCGAAGGAGCCGGTTCTCTTACTGTGGAATCTTCCAGTAAAATAGTCATGGAAGCGTATGACCGTAATTTCAAATACACAATGAAGCCAACCTCGAAAGGCAAAACGGTAATAGAAACCAAGTATTCCGTGGACGTAAAAGACCAGGATACTGGTAAGTCCTACAATGTTATCGTCGATGCCCTCGATGACACCCGTGCTCGTGATCGTGCTGTCGTGGTGGTAGCCCGCCAGAACAAGCTGAATCAGGATAGTCTGTTAGCCACAGACCCACGTATGTCGTAACCCAAAAGGGCATTTATGGCACGGTTATCAGAAGAGGACGGCGGTAAGATAAAGCCTGCGGGCTTTTCTCACGAATTCACCAAGGAACAGGTGGCGGAGCTTATCCGATGTGGGAACGACCCCGAATACTTCATCCTCAATTACGTCATGATCCAGCACCCAACCCGTGGTGCCGTTAAGTTTCGCATGTACGATTACCAGAGACGCCTTGTGCAGGTGTATAACTCGTCCGACCGTGTTATTGCCATGTTACCCAGGCAGGCTGGTAAAACCACCACAGCAGCCGCATATTTGCTCTGGTGGGCAATATTCAAGGATGACCAGACCATTCTGATTACCGGTAAGGACCATGACGGTGCTAAGGAAGTAATGGGTCGTCTGTGGTATGCATACGAGGAATTGCCCTGGTGGCTCAAGCCTGGGGTAATCACTGATCAGGTTCACACCAAGAAATTCGACAACAAGAGCATAGTCCGAGCCGTTGCTACAACCCCGACCGCTGGTCGAGGTAAGTCCAACTCAATCGTGTACTGTGACGAGTTCGCCTACGTGCGCCCGAACATTGCTGAGGCATTCTGGACCGCTTTGGCACCTACCCTGGCTACCGGTGGTAACCTGATCATCACCAGCACGCCGAACACCGATGAAGATAAGTTCTCTAGTATATGGTTTAATGCTAATATTTCCCCAGAGTCTGATCACTGGGAGAGCCCGTACAGTGCCACAGAAAATGATGAGGAAGAGTACGAGACGATCTACGAGGATGAGGCAATCGAAGAGCGCCTCCGTGAATACAACGAATTGATGACCGGTGGTGACGACGACGATGAAGATGTGGAAGTCGGCTTCACGGGTATGTTTGTCAAGTGGGACCAGATTCCGGACGAGAAAGACCCCACTGGTTTCCGTGGTAAGAACTTCAAACGCAGGCAGTTTAAGGAAGGCTTCACCCTCGAACAGTGGGAACGAGAATACGAATGTAAATTCATCTCCGGTGACGCAACCCTTATCGCCCCAATAAAACTGGCATCCCTGAGTCACAACGCCAGGATTCCAAGGTTCATCGACCGCTGGGGCGGACGGTGGTACTCTGAGATCAAACCCAACTATGCTTATGCTGTGGTACTCGATCCGTCGCAGGGCGTGAACGCCGACGATGCGTGTCTCCAGGTATGGGAAATACCGACCATGACCCAGGTGGCAGAATGGAACGATAATCAGGCGGACCAGCCCGAGCAGGCGAGGATGCTTAAGCGTGTGCTCAAGAGAATTTATCTTACCCAGCAGGACGACCCGGAGCACCGGGGTGATGTCAATATCTATTACAGTGTGGAAAGAAACTCACTCGGTATTGGTATCATAAACATAATCGAGGAAAACGAGGAGTCGTTCCCAGGGTGGATGCTGGACTCCACGGCTACCACTATGAATGTCCGTGGTAGTAAGGGTGGTATGGACAGCCTGAACTACTACCGTGGTTTGTTAACCTCCGTGTCAACCAAGAAGCGGTTCTGCCTGGAGCTTAAGTCTCTGGTTGAGCGAAACCTATTCGTACCACGATCAAAGGAATTGATCACACAGTTCAAGAACTTCATTAAGGTTGGTAATTCATACCAAGCCAAAGAAGGCACCAAGGACGATATTGTCATGTCATGCGTGCTTATGTGTCACCTCATCGAAGAGCTGAGGTTCCACGAGCCAGACCTGGAAGACACGCTGTCTATCAATCTCAATGAAGATTATGATCAGGATGATGACAGCCATCCGGACAATATGGCATTCGCTCCCGTCGTATAAAATCCTTGACAAAATTGTCTGCCTCAGATATAATCTCGTCATGTCTGAAAATAATCTATGTAAAATATCATTCGAAACGTGGTGGATAAAGAAATATTATCCTCATGAACCGCCGACTTACGACGATTCTATTGATTCGTCAAATGAGGCATGGGCTGGATGGGAAGCCGCCTGGGAACTTCGTGGCACACTAGATGCCAAATTTAAAACCATAAAGTCTTAAGGGTGAATCATTATGCATCTCACAAAAGAAGTAACAGACCACCTTCGGGGTAAAGACCTGATCTATCCCGGTAAGCGTGACTACACCACGCTTTACGTATACAACCGTGGTGCGGTACTCGCAGCACTCACCATAGCGGAAGTTCTTTGTGCCTCTGAAAAATTCATGGACCTCGAAGCATCACTCAAAGCCATGGGTATCACGGACGTACTGAACAACGACTTTGACAAACTCCCAGGTCAGCTGAAGACCCTCGGACTCACAGTCGAGAAAGTCCTCGATGAAGAGGCTTACAAGGCTGCGAATGATCAGTACCGGGAAACTATCGGCGAGCGTATTACCAAATTCCGTGCCGATCTGTATGAATACTATGGGGTTACCGATAACCCTAAAGCCGACCTCTGCTACGACAAGGCTTACGACAGTGGTCACTCCGCTGGTTATGCTGAAGTTGCCGCACACTTCGGCGACCTCGTTGATTTGATTGTATAAATGGAGAACACTATGTATGAATTGAGTCCTAACCTGGAACAGAGGATCAAAGACCTCATCGCCAGCGAGCCAACGTCGGATGACTTCACGACTTTTACCGTGAACATCAACGACCAAGAGCGCCAACAGATGAGCGGAAAGGAACTCCGACAGCGCCAGGAAGCGAGCCAGGAGAAAGCTGGCGAGATCATCGGTAGGTTGCAGAATGAAATTGGCGACGACCCGGAAAAGAAAATGGAGATGGAAGAATTCCAGGAATGGTTCAAGGAAAATGTGTCTCCACACGTTGATGAGTTTGAAGTCGTCGAGCATGATTTCGATCAGACTGCGTTCTCCGAGGCAGCCGGTGCTTATCATAAGGAAACACTGAGCATCCGGGCACAGTTCAAGGACGAGATCATCGAGCACTATGGGCTCCGGGACAGCGAGGATGCTGTGTACTGGATCATGGAAGCCGGTGGTGAGGGAATCCCCACCCTGGATGTCCCTACTGTTATCAAGGCTTTCGATAGCCTCGTGAATGGGATCGACCCGAACGAGGAAGTCAAAGACGACTCAAATGAGGGTGTGCTCGAAGCATAACCGCCCCGCCGTAAATACCTCCTATACGCCGGACCGTATTTTTATAAAAAATACGCCGCACCGTATAGGAGGTTCTTTATTTGATATTACCATCCCCTAGACCCAAAGCAGTACCAAAGCTCGTGTGCGCCCTCCTGACGATGTGTCACGACAGGCGTGACGAGGTTATAGATCGCCTCATAGAATTGAGTGACGAGGACTGGAAGTGGGTTGTGGATCGATATGTGTTCTGGGACGGGATGTCCGACATCATATCGGACATCCAGGTACTGCGGGACTTACGGGATTAGAACTTACTCCAGTGAACGAACGTACCCTTCGGCCAGAATCCCCATTCACGAATATGAGTCCCGGTCACAATGAATGTCCAGGCTGGCTTGTCCAATACAACACGATGCTTGTGGTTCGCCGGACGGTAGTGGAACCGGAAACGCTTGACATCAACTAGTACCTGCTGCTCACCAAAATTACGTTCCTGGTATTCCTGGTAAGTGGAGAACGGGAACGTAATGAAACGCCACGGGTGATCATGTAATGCCCGGTCGTCGTCGGATCGGTAAAACTTATGAAGCCGGAGCGTTCCGCCGAACCATAGGATGTACCGTTCCAGGTACGGGAGACCCTGGTAGTTATCCACTATGTCGTGGGTGAATCCAATCTTGAAACGCTTGGTCCACGGGAGGATGAAAGTCCAATCTATAAATTTCTTTGTATCACTCATTCTTGCCACCATTACTAAACGGCTCGTGTGTTCGATTTACACGAACGAATGTTGTGCGCTTACTAAGCTCCTTGAGCTTGCTTGCGCCCACGTATGTGCATGTGCTCCGGAGCCCGCCAAGGATATCCATGACAGTCTCATCGACCGGACCACGAAACGGTACCAGTTGCGAACGACCCTCACTGGACCGATACTCGGCAACGCCACCGCTATGCTTGTCCATGGCTATCTTGGAAGACATACCATAGAACTCCATCATATTGTCTACGACCGTACCGCCGCATTCGAAATGACCCGAGAGCATTCCGCCGAGCATAACAAAGTCAGCCCCGCCACCAAATGCTTTGGCAACGTCGGACGGCAACCGGCACCCACCATCAGCACAGATATGACCGCCGAGCCCGTGTGCAGCGTCCGCACACTCGATGACAGCACTAAGTTGGGGGTAACCAACACCGGTCTGCATCCTGGTGGTACACATGCTCCCAGGACCGATGCCGACCTTAACGATATCGGCACCTGCTATAATCAGCTGTTCGGTCATCTCATTCGTAACTACGTTCCCGGCGCAGATAATTGCCTCCGGGTACAGCCCACGAATTCTGTGAACAAAATCTTCGAATCGATTTGAGTATCCGTTAGCCACATCAATCATAATTGCATTGATCGTGGTATGATCGGAAACCATGTTTAATTTCCTTACATCTTCTTCCTTTATACCCATTGAGTAGAAAACTGGATTAGGTTTGTCATCCAACTCATTGAAGTAAGAAACGATGTCATCAACAGAGTGATGCTTATGAAGGGCTGTGCATAACCCACGAGCCCGCAAGGCACGAGCCATCGCTATAGTACCGATGGTATCCATGTTGGCAGCCATGATCGGGGTTGCATTATACTTCTGGGTGGAATGTAGAAACTCGAATTCCCGAAACAGATCAACCTGACTGCGGCTTCCGAGGGTGGACCGCTTGGGTCGGATAAGAACATCCGAATAGTCTAACTTTATGTCATTTAAAATCTGCATACGTTGTTAATATAGACCTTTCTCCATATTTGTCAAGGACTAGTCCTCGAACGCAATCAGGGCACCGGGGTTTTCCCACTCTGCGAAGATATTGTATTTGTCCAGGATCGTGCAGATGTCGGGGTGAACTCCAGGGATTTCACTATCCCGATTGATACCGAATTCCATGTAGTAGTCGGCCCATTGTGTTTCGTCGTTGTTCTCTGCACTGATGACGAAAGCGGCAACGTCACTCCGCTCAAACACAGGAGCACCGATCTTCTTCAATGCATTAAATGCAGCACGTTCTTTACGAGTCATTGCGTTTTGCCTCTTTTGCTTTCTTACGTTTCATCGCCCGGACCCGCTGACCGTGGTCGGGTAGTTCCGACACCCGATGCTTCTTGGAGCAGTCCTGACACACTGGGTTGTTCGTGTTTTCGTGCCACCACCGAGTTGATGTACGGCAGAAGTGACAACGCTCAAGGAGCCCGTTGTAGTATGACGCTTCTTCATCTGGTTCACGAATTAATGGGATAGCCATGATTATTTTCCTTCCTCGCCGATCTGGAACTGGCGGGGTCGTCCGTTGTTATCAACCGCTACGAACACTATTGAAGAAACTGATATGAGATTAGATACATCGGTATCGATGTCGAGTGCGTACACTTCAACACCGATGGTTATAGACGTTGTGCCAACCCGATCTATTACGGTGTGGAAACTCAGCACATTACCGAGGTATGATGGTTTGAGAAACTCAAAGGCGTTGACTGATCTGGTAACCACCCGCCCACCGGTGGCTTGTCGGGACAGTATACTTGCAGCCATGTCCGCCTGGGACATAATGAAACCGCCGAACGTATCGCCACTGATGTTGATGTCGGTGGGTCGTACCATAACCTGTAGTGTTGCTTCGTCCGTCATCC